ACCAAGCCACTTGCACTACAAGCAAGTCAGCAAGGCATTGGGCTAGGGCCGTGGGTGTTTACTGTAGATCCTGCCAGCACCATTAAACTAAATAAAAGTGCAATAGTATTTGTACACAAGACAGAAAAAGATATGGCCAGTCAGTATGTACAAGCAACAACAGGATTAGCAGTAGCTTAGGAGTATAGATGCCAGGATTAGCATACAAAGACGGAAAAAGCAGTGTTGCTTGCACCGATGGTGTTAGAGGATCGGTTTGTCGAACAGTAACTAGAGGAGATCCTCCGGTAACTGTACCTGTTGCGTGGAACTGGAATGTAGATACTACACAATCTAGTAATGTCGGCAGCGGGAATGTATTTGCTAATGGCATAGGTGTTGTTAGAAAAGACGATGTTATGAAAAGTCATCCGCACGGAGATCCTTGTACAGCAAGTCCTGTAAATCATTCGCCGCCACTGGATACTTATTCTCCAAATGTTTATGCCAATGGCAAACCAATAGGTCGAATAGGTGATCATTATGATGGTGACGGCACCTCTCAAACACACCAAATAACCTCCGGTAGTTCTAACGTTTTTGCCAACTAATATGATTAGGACTTGACAGTCTGTTTACCTTGTGTTAATATAAAGCATAACAAAGGCAAATAGAAAGAGGCACTTATGGAAAAGATTATTGTAACAGACTGCGATGGCGTACTACTCAACTGGGAGTATGCTTTCTGCGCTTGGATGACACAACATGGTTATACTGAAATCGAAGATGGCAACAAAGAATACAATATTGGTAAACGATTTGGTATTACATTAGAAGAGGCTATCAAGCAAGTTGTAATCTTTAACGAAAGTGCAGCAATGGCATTCCTGCCAGCACTACGTGATGCACGTTATTATGTCAAACGACTACACGAAGAGCATGGTTATGTGTTTCATTGTATTACAAGTATGAGTCTTGATCCGAATGCCAAGAAGCTGCGTCAAATGAACTTGGACAAGTTGTTTGGTTCAACAGCGTTTCCAGTACTAGAGTGTTTGGATACAGGTGCAGACAAAGAGGAAGCACTCGAAAAATATCGTGACACTGGTTACTATTGGATTGAAGACAAGTTTTCAAATGCAGTTGCAGGCCAAGCAGTAGGTATGCGGCCGATCTTGATTGAACACGGTTGGAACATGAATGAAGTTGTGCCAGATGGTATGAAAAAAGTCACAACTTGGAAAGAGCTTTATGGACACATTGTAGGTGACTGAGTTGAGTGAAATACATGACGCAATGAAAGTTGCCTTTGCAACTTACGTTAAGGAATCAGAGAAGTTTGAACAAGAAGGTGTGAAAGTAAGTGCTGTTCGTGCTCGACAAGCTCTCAATGATTTAAAAACATTAATAACAGAGCGTCGAAAAGAAATACAAGATCAAAAGTTAAAAACATGAGCGAAAAACAATACCTGTACAATATTGCTGACAAAGTTTCTTTGTATGCACAAGCAAAGCAAAATGCCATTGACTTCCTAGTAAAGAACGAAATAAAAGATCGCAACAGCATTCAGAACTGTTTGATTATGAGTCAAATATGGACGGCTGCACAGATAGATGATACTATCACAATAAATGATATTATGATATATCTTGGCAACAACGAGCCGTCTGACGACGATCTTGATATGAAAGAAGTTGTGCTAGATGATGAAATGAAACATCTTACCCTTAATGAAATATTAGAAGTGGCTCTAGATTCAGATGATGGTATTTGATATTGGTTGTGCAACTATCAATGTATGTGAAGATACTGCAAAATGTGCAGTAGATAATATACAACATGATGATGTAGTGTTGGTTGCTGAGTTCTGTGACAAAAATAACTATGTAGTAGATGTAGTTTGTGGAGATGCAGCACAAGAGTTGATTTACTACACATTAGGTACTGAGTTAACTCAACAAGAGCTTAAAAAATATATACAAAAAGAATTCTGTTAGCGTCAACATTTTGTAAAAGAGTAAATACATTATGCTGAAGAAAATAGGACAAAATGACCTAAAAGAAGAATATAGAATATTCTTTATGGTCAAAGGTCACCTCGACGCATCACCTCAAACAGTTATGGAATGTTATAACGGATACTTCAATCGCCTTTGGCGTGACGGAGCCGATGGTGGACCTCTTTATGAATATGATGAACAGTTTGAACACGCCTGGGAGAAAAAAGTATGGTAACCTCGAAAATAGCGCAACTTAGCGAAACAGATTTAGATTATCTAGATCAACTACTACATCGAGAGTTTTCAAAGCAGTGCAACAACAGCACACAATGGAAAACAAAGAACAATAGCACCTATCCATACGACAACTCCAAACAACTTGTAAGATTAATGGACGCTGTTCGCAGTCAAAAAAAACTCTTGACAATGCCCAAATGGTAGTGTATAAATAGTATTGTAACGTTGAAGCAATTTGACGACTGAACTGGACCCGGGGGCGGTACCCGGCAGCTCCACCATAAGCACATTTAGATAAGTGTGTTTCTTATGGGGCTGAAATAGGATCGACAGGCAGGATAGAAGAGTGGAGTTACCGGGATGTAAGCGCCGTTACCGCGAACAAACTTTCTAAATGCAAACGCAAATAGAGCGCCAGAAATGGCAATGGCAGCCTAAGTAAAAGGCTTCCGGGGTTAGAGGAGCCCCTAGCAACAGAATGCTCCTCACTGCTACACTTTAACGCAGTGTCTTTACTTGACTTTACACTTTTTCCATGCTATATATAATACACACACAAAAAAGGATTTATTATGAATACCTCTCCAAAGCCCATTGGTTGGGCAACTACTATCTCAACACTAGCTGCTATTCCTAAAGACATGTGGGACAGCGTAATGACCATTGAAAAATCACCACTACGCAACTTAGACCCTATGGTAGCACATATGATTTTCCAGTGTCTATTCTTTATCTGGAGCGGCTTGTTTGCTGTGATGATCGGCAGCTATATGGCGTTTGGCATTAGTGCAGTATTCCATATGGTATTAATCAGTGGAGTTACAATCACAGCAGTGACATTCCGTCAAGCAGAAAACAATCCAGAATCAATCAACAAACTGCTCAAGAGCGGTAAAAAGTATAACGGCCGAGCAGCAGATGGAGAACATGTTTAATGTTTAAAGGACTAGCACTATCATTTTTCGTTATAATTCTGATGTTTACAGTAGTACCCATTGGCATAACTATACTCACCTTGGGTGTAGATGAATATGCTAGTAACTGCAAGCAAGCAATTCATATGCCATGTTTTGGTTTAAGCGAATGAATAACGAACAAAAGCAAACAGAACAAGACGAGTTTGCAGGATGGGGAAGTTAATGATAAGTAACAAAAAATATCTTAGACTTCATCGCATTACATTACCACTAGTGGGTATTTTAATGTTTGTTGGAACTATCTTTATGTTGATATCTTAACACAGAGGAACACACAATGACCAAAATACAAGACTGGGCAGATGAGTTGTCATTGTTTGACGATGTTATGGATCAATATCAAATGTTGATCGACATGGCCAAGAAGCCAACCACACTGCCGGAAGAGTTGCGCAGTGATGACAAACTAGTAAGTGGTTGTATCAGCAGCATTTGGGTTGATGTAGGTGCTGTGGATAACAAGACACGCATTTATTACGACAGCGATGCTATGATTACAAAAGGTGTTACACATGTTATCTGTGATTGCTTCAATGACTTGCCTATTGATGATGCTAAAAGTATTCAGCGTGAAGACTTTGAAGCACTGGCATTGGAAGGCATACTCAGCAGCAATAGACGCAACGGACTTGCAAGTTTGATCAGCACATTACAAACTAAAGTAGCAGCACTATGAAACCAAACAACAACTTTGAACTTACAGTAAGAGACATTGAAGTCATTGAATCAGCACTACGAGCAAAAGCTGGACGCAGAGGAATGGCTATTGTTCAAGGTGAAACATCGCCTCAGCTTAAAGCAGAAATGCATGAACTACAAGAACTACTAGGCAGAATACACAATCAAAAGAATTGGTACAAGCCCAAAGACGACCGCTTTCAAGGAGGCGGATAACCATATACGAAAGGAACATGATATGGCAAGACTACTAACGACTATTGGACTATTAATGGCAATGGCAACAAGTGCATTTGCAGAAGATGTTACACTAGAAATGTGGAACAAAGACCCAGACGACAAAAAACGCAAAATGGTTTTCTCACAAGAGATTGTAACTATTGATGTAGGCGAAAGTGTTACTTGGTTAGCAACAGACAAAGGTCACAATGTACAAATGATTGATGGACCAGACGGTGTTAAACTGCCAGGTAAATCAAAAGTATCAAAAGATATAACACTGTCATTTGACACACCAGGTGTGTATGTCTATGTGTGTACACCACATGCAACAATGGGTATGATCGGTATTGTTGTTGTCGGTGAACTTACACAAGAAGCTATTGACGCAGTGCGTGACGCAAAACTACGTGGCAAGTCAAAGAAAAAGTTTGAGGCTCTGTTAGCAGAACTACCTTGAACTGGATCGAAATAGATAAAATGCTCTACGGCATTATAGCACGACATGATGCCGTAGAGGACATGCTCAAAGAAGCTAAGACACAATTCAAGTGGACGGATTCACAAGCACAAGCAGCACTAAAACCGTTGCTCAAACGCAACAACTTTGAAGAAGTTTTACCCAAAATCATTAAAAAGACATCAAAACGCTCGACAAAACGGAAGTAGATGTTATAACTATTATAGTGAAAGGGCAAGTGTGGTTACTTGCCCTTTACTATGTATACATATTAAAAAAAGGAACTAAAATATGCGTAATGTATTTATTACAACAGTAGCCGCTATGGCTATTTCAACAGCAGCATTTGCTGAAGACACAGCAACTCCAGTAATGGGTCCTGTTATCTCAGGTGAAGTATCACTTGACTTTGCTGAAACAGCAAACGACAAAATTGGCGGAACAATGGGTCTTGACCTAGGTGTAGACGTAAGTGGAATGGCAACTGTAGATTTAGACTTTAGTGCAACAGACGGCAACTCTGTAACATTAGACAACTGGACAGTTGGTACAACAATGGGTACTATAGCAATGGCATTTGGTGATGACAATGGCGTAATGCCAGGCGCTGAAGGTGAGCAAACACTAGCAGCACCAGCAATGACTGAGTCACTACAAGTAACAACAGGTGCAGTAAGTGTAGCAGTTGGTCTTACAGACTGGACAACAGACATCACAGACGTAAGCAACATTCAAGGCGCTTACACATTGAACGTAGCAAACCTAGATGTAACAGCAGCAGCTGACTACAACTTGGACAGTGAAAACACAGTACTAGGTGCAGGTGTAGGTGGACTAGACTTAGGCGTAGCATCACTAGGCGGCGCAATGACTTACGATGTAGATGGTGAAACATTTGGTTTTGAAGGTGTAGCAACAACAGGTGGCTTAACAGCATATCTAAACGGTGACGACACAGATGCACTACAAAACATCGGCGGTGAGTATGAAGTAAATGTAAATGGTGCAACATTTACAGCAGGTGCAAACTATAACATCGATACAGAAGACTTTGCTCCAACAGCAAGCATTGGCTTTGCATTCTAAGTTAAACTAATATAAATTACGGCAACAAGGGCGGTGGAAACATCGCCCTTTATTCTTGATAAATAATATGGGCATATAATTTAGAGGGAATCAAAAATGCAAACACAAAATGAATATGACGTAGTACTACTTAAATGTGTAGATGGCGACACAGTAGATGTAGACATTGATCTAGGATTTGGCGTATGGCTTAAAGACGAGCGTGTACGCATTATGGGCATTGACACCCCAGAGTCAAGAACAAGTGACAAAGTAGAAAAAGTATTTGGCACAGCAGCTAAGAATAGACTAAAAGAACTATTAGAAAATGGCGGCAAGTTAATCACAACAGAAAACAAAAGCGGCGAAGATATGAAAGGCAAGTTTGGACGTATCCTAGGCGACTTCCGTACTCCGTCAGGAGATTTAGTAACAGACATTATGATCTCTGAAGGACATTGTGTAGCATACTTCGGCGGATCAAAAGAAGAAGTCCAAGGCAAACATCTGGTAAATAGAAGCAAGCTATTGCGTGAAGGTGTTGTAAGTCAAGAAGACTACGATGCCGCAGTTGCACTTATGGAAGGTAAGTAATGTCATTTAATACTAGTAGACATGCAATAAACGAAGTCAATGGATGGGTAGCAGGAAGACTAACCAACATACGAAAGCAACTCAAAGCAACTGATCCTGAAGATCCGATGTATGAGTATCTACTAGAAAGAATAGCATACCATGAAAAGTTTGTTGATGCACGTAATAGTATGATCGGCAAAGAACTACCACCTGATAAAAGGGCTGTAAAACGTCATTTAATCAACAAAGAATAGGTTGACATTCAACTAAACTCCTGCTATATTACTTAGAGTAGAAACACTAGCAGGAGTTTTTTTATGACAATGCAACTAGTTGGTCCTTATATGACTACCACTCGTTACAATCGTAAACAGAAACAAAGCAAAAACAAAAGACTACAAAACGCACAAGCAGAACATGAGCAGTGGCTTGTAAAGATGGGTGTAGGCAAAAGCACAGCCAAACACACAAATGAGATACCAGATTATAAAACAAGTAACACAGTACCACTAAGCAACAAGATTGCAGGCCACGGTCCTGCAAAAGAATCATTGACGTATTCAGGCGAGCGTCAGTTGTTAGGTATTGCAACTATGCATAAAAGTAATATGGTACCAATCTTCGCAGATAAAAAAGAAGATGCAAAAGACATCGCAAGTATGCGTCGATAAACAAAATCAATCATTGAGGTAAGAACATGAAGTTTTATATTATGGCAGCAGTAATGCTGATTGTAGCCAATGTGGCACAAGCACAAACTACAAACTTGTACACAGAAGAAGACTATCCACAAGCGTATTGTATGGCGCTGAATATCTACTATGAGGCTCGTGGTAGTAACTTGGCAGATCGTGTGGCAGTAGCAGACGTGGTGCAAAATCGTGTGCGAGACACACGTTATCCTAATACTATTTGCGAAGTAGTTAAGCAAGGCAGGCAGCATCCTAGTGGTGCAATGATACGTAACCAGTGTCAATTCAGCTGGTATTGCGATGGAAAAAACGACAGGCCACAAAATGAAGATTTATGGATTGATGCACAAATGTTAGCATATCAAATGGTGTTTGAAGACAAATATCGTGGCATCACAGAAGGTGCTACACACTATCACGCTACATATGTAAAGCCAAGCTGGGCATCGACACTACAACTAGTCGGTAGGATAGGTGCGCACATTTTCTATCGTTGGGAATAGCATAAATATAGTATGATATTTGGAATACTTGTACTCATAACGGCGCTGTCGATCAGCGCCGTTGCCATCTACTACAGCGTTAGCGGACTAGTAGCTATTTTTGCCGCCGCCGCGGTACCTATTATGATCATGGGCGGCGTACTAGAAATAGGAAAACTTGTAACTGCGGTGTGGTTACATAGATATTGGAACCAAGCTAAATGGTGGTTAAAGAGTTATCTAACTATTGCTACAGTGATATTGATGTTTATTACAAGCATGGGTATTTTTGGATATCTCAGCAAAGCACACATTGAACAAACTGCCGCTGCCACTGAAGGTGTTGCACAACTAGAGCGTATCGATGAAGAACTTGATAGACAAGAAGCAATCATTGAGCGAGCAGAAGAACGTATACTAGAAGCAGAAGCTAGTGTAGGCGCCGGCAACGATGAAATACAAGCACAAATAGATAGAGAACAACAGCGTATTGATACAGCATATACACGCATTGAACCTGCTATTGCAGAACAGAACGCCATCATTCAAGCAGCAAGAACATTAGACAGCGAACGTACACAACCATACGAAGAACAACTAACTGCACTTGATGAAGAACTACGTAGATTAGACATACAAGCAACACAGTACGAATCACGCATTGCACAACTGAGTGTTGATGTTAGTGCAGTAGACCCTGTGTTAGCACAAATCAACAGCATAGAAAATAGTATTGTAAAAGTTGAAGGACAACTTGCTAGTAGAGAGCGTGATCAAATAGCATCTGCACAGCGTACCATTGGAGCAAACGCAGACGGCAATGCAGGTCCAAACACACGTAGGTCAGCAGATACATGGATAACACAGCAACGTGCTAGAATAGGCGAACTACAAGCACAGGTAGCACAACTACGTGCTACAGCACAAAGCATAGTTGACGCAGAGCGTACACGACTAACCAACCTTGTAAGCAACATACGCAACGAGCAAACACAAGCCGTCAAAAATCGTCAACTAGAAGTATTGGCAACTATTGATCAAGTACGCAACACAGAGTCTCCTGTTATAACAAAAGCAAGAGAAGAAGTACAAAGAATTCGTGCTGGTGCAGATGCACAGATAGCACAATCAAACACACTTATACAAAGTTTACGCAATAGTTTAACTGTAGGCAAGGATGCCGCAGTTGAAGCTACTATTGCACAACAACAAGAAAAGATAGTATTAGCAAATAATACCATTGACACACTTACAGAACAAAAGTATACTTTACAGACTGAGTATAGAAAACTAGAAGCAGAAGTAGGACCAGTAAAATACCTAGCAGAGTTTATCTACGGAGAAACAGCTGACAAGGATATACTAGAGGAAGCAGTAAGATGGGTAATAATAACAATCATATTTGTATTCGATCCATTAGCAGTACTTCTGCTCATAGCGAGCCAAACCACATTCGAGATGCGCCGTCAGGAGTATCCCCGGCTAGGCTCCAAGGAGAACAACAATGACAACACTAATAGATCTAATGATGGCGGGGATGATTGGAAAGACAGATACGCCCAAAGCTACATTGCCGGAACTAACAGAGATAGTGCAACCTCACAAACCCGGTATGACATCGCAACAACTGAGAGAAATGATAGATTGCCTCGAGCCGTTGATGATGGAGGAATGTTGCACGGACAAGTTTTGGAAGAACGAAGACAAGACTTAGAAGAACGTGAACTTTATGATAACACTTACAAAGAAAATAAACAAAAATGGAAACAAGACAATCCAAATGATACAGTAAAGTATCACAAAGAACGATATATACAAGGTAGGACAGATTATTTGCCTTGGGAAGATTATGACAAAAATTAATGTTATTACACCACCAGATGTAATACACAATAAATCAACTTCGTTCTTATTAGTTCAACCTAGCGTTGGAGTACGAGACCAGTTTCAAAACTTGTTGAAAAAGTTTAATAGCCCAATGAACATATACCTTTATGATCCAAAAGATGATGAAGAAAGAAAATATGACTGGCTACTTAATATATCACGCTTTGTAGATTATACAATATTAGATATTGATAACTTAGACACAATAGAAAGAAATTTAGCTACTTATTTTGTTAGTTTGCCAAATACTTTTTACTTGACAAATGACGAGGTTACACCATATAATATACTTAGCGTTAATAGAATATACAACTTAGATTGGTTGTATGATAAACTCAAAGAGGATTAAATGAGTAAAAATAAACATGACGAAAAAAATGCTATCGTCTCGGGTATGCGTGTAGAAGTACGCAATGGAGATTTTAACAAAGCATTGCGCAGATTTAAGAAAAAGATTGCCGAAGATGGTATTCTTCAAGAGCTTCGTGCTAGAGAGTTCTATCAATCAAAAGGCACTAAAAAGCGCCTAGAGAAACAAGCAGCAATTCGTAGATATAAGAAAAAACGTATTAAAGATCAAGAAAACTTGTAGAAGGAATACAAAATGCGCATCGAAGATGATGTTAAACTTGACTACAAGGATGTATTAATTCGTCCAAAGCGTAGTACACTTAAAAGTCGTAGTGAAGTGTCACTAGGACGCAGAACAAAGTTTCGCAACTACGAACCACCGTTTCCACACAACACTGAAGACTATCACTACGATGGTATTCCTATTATGGCTGCTAACATGGATGGTGTTGGCACAATGGAAATGGCTGACAAACTAGGCGAAGGTGAAATCTTTACCTGTCTAGTTAAAACCTATACTGCGGAAGAACTTATCCAATACTTCTACGGTGATGGACTTAATCGTACAGACTATGTAGCAATGAGCATTGGTACTAGTGACCACGATTATTATAAACTAGTCAACGTATATGAAAAGTGCGAAGACAACTTAAAATATGTGTGTATGGATATTGCAAATGGCTACAGTGAACACTTTGCTGATGCAGTTCGCCGTGTGCGCAAACAGTTTCCACACCTAGTAATCATTGCTGGAAATGTAGTAACAAGAGAAATGACGGAGGAACTTATACTTGCTGGAGCAGATATCGTTAAAGTGGGAATTGGCCCTGGTAGTGTATGCACTACTCGCATTCAGACTGGCGTGGGGTATCCCCAACTTTCGGCAGTTATCGAATGTGCAGATGCGGCTCA